CCTCTGTTTCGCATCGTCGCCCTGGACAGCCCCATTCTGCGCGGCGAAACCAGCATCGCCGCCTTGCAGCTGCGCAAGCCCCGTTCGGGCGAACTGCGTGGCCTGTCTCTGGTCGATCTGGGGCAGCTGAAGGTTGACGCCCTGACGGAAATCCTGACGCGCATCACGGTGCCCCCGCTGACAAAGGCGGAAATCAGCAACATGGAGCCGGCGGACCTTCTGGCCTGTGGTGCGGAGATCGGAAGTTTTTTGCTGCAGAGGTCGCAGCGTACGGCTGTCCTCGATCAGTAGATGACGTGATGGCGGACGTGGCGATCATCTTCCACTGGTCGCCCGCCGTCATGGACGGAATGGATCTGTCCGAACTGATGGGCTGGCGCGAGCAGGCCGCCCGGCGATCGAAACCCCCTGAAAAGCCCGGAAAACGATAATGGCGGACAAGAATCTTCGGATCAAGATCATCCTTGAGGCGCTGGAAAAGGTCACATCGCCCCTCAAATCCATCACCGGCGCGTCATCCGCAGCGCGCCGGGATCTGGCGAAAACGCAGGCCGAACTGAAATCGCTCGATGCCCTGCAGCAGCAGGTCGGGCGCTATAAGGCGGCGGAAACCCGCTTCGCCGACGACAGCCGGAAATATCAGGAAACCCAGACCCGGCTTGCCGCCCTGCACGACCAGCTGGCGGCGACGGAAAAGCCCACCAAGAAACTGCGGGATGAATTTGCACGGACCGAAAAACAGGCGGCGGCGCTCACCGCCCGCATCGACAATGGCGGTTCGGAATTGCAGCAGCTGTCCTCCCGTCTGTCCGCCGCCGGGATCGATGTTGCGGAACTCGCCACCCATGAAAGCCGCCTCGCGACCCGCACTGCCGAAGCCAATCAGGCCCTGCGCCAGCAGACCGCACAGCTGGAGAAGGTGGCGAAGGCCAATCGCAATTCGGAAAAGCTGAACGCGGTTAGCCAGAAGGCGACCGGCATGGGCCTCGGCATGGTCGCTGCCGGCACCGCCGCCGGGGCGCCGATCGTCATGGCCACGCGGCAGGCGATGACGCTGGAAAGCGCCATGGCGGACGTCCGCAAGGTCGTGGATTTCCCTACCCCCCAAGCCTTCAACCAGATGTCGAACGACATATTGGACATGAGTACGCGGATCCCGATGGCGGCGGAAGGCATTGCCCAGATCGTCGCCGCCGCCGGCCGCGCCAATGTGCCGCGCGAAGAACTGATGAAATTTGCGGAAGATGCCGCGAAAATGGGCGTGGCCTTCGACAGCACTGCCGAAGATGCGGGCAACACCATGGCGAAGTGGCGCACCGCCTTCGGCCTGCCGCAGGACGGCGTCGTGGCGCTGGCGGATCAGATCAACGCGCTGACCAACAGTTTCGGCGGCAATGTGGGCGCTGTGACCGATATGGTGACGCGCATCGGCCCGCTCGGCAAGGTCGGCGGCCTCGCTGCCGCACAGATCGCCTCCATGAGCCAGGTGCTTTCCAGCGTCGGCGTGGAATCGGAAGTCGGCGCGACCGGCATCAAGAACATGATGCTGGCGCTCACCAAGGGCACGTCGGCCACGAAATCGCAGCAGGAGGCCTTCAAGGCGCTGGGGCTGGACGCCGTGCAGATGTCCAAGGACATGCAGAAGGACGCAGGCGGCGCGATCACCAACGTCCTGGAACGCATCCAGAAACTGCCGAAGGAAGCGCAGGCCGGGATGCTGACCGAATTGTTCGGCTCCGAAAGCGTGGCCGCCATCGCGCCGATGCTCACCAGCCTCGACCAGCTGCGCACCAATTTCGCGCTGGTCGGCGACAGGAGCAAATATGCCGGGTCGATGAACAAGGAATTCCTGTCGGCCATCGCCACCACCGAAGGGGCGACCGGCCTTGCGGGCAATGCCCTGTCTGCCCTCAACATCACCATGGGGCAGTTTCTGCTGCCCACCATCGTCAAGGTATCGGGCTATGTCAGCGCTGCGGCTGTTGCTGTTCGTGGTTGGGCGCAGGAACATCCGGTGCTGGCAAAGGGCATCATGCTTTTCCTTGGCGCAGGATCGGCGCTGCTGATCCTGCTCGGTGGCCTCGCGCTGGCCTTCGCTGCCCTGACCGCTGCAGCAGCGCCACTGGAGATCGCCCTGGGGCCGCTGCTGCTGATCGTCGCGGCCATCGCTGCGGTCGCTGCCGCAGCGTATCTGATCTACGACAATTGGGATGGGATTACAGGTTGGTTCTCCGGCATCTGGGACAGCATCATGGCCAAGGTGAACGGCGCGCTGAACTGGTTTCGCGCGCTGGACTTCGGCCAGATCGGCCGCGACCTTATTCAGGGGTTGATCAACGGCATTACCGCCAGACTTGGCGCACTCAAGGATACCGTCGTCGGCACCGCCAGTTCCGTGGCGAATTGGTTCAAGTCGAAGCTGGGCATCCACTCGCCCTCCCGCGTATTCGCCGGGCTGGGCGGCCATGTCATGGCCGGGCTGGATCAGGGGCTTGCCGCCAACACATCCGGCCCGCTGTCCCGCATCACGGATCTGTCGGCGCAGATGATCGGCGCCCTCACCGTTGGGGCCGGTGGCGCGGCCATCGCCGCCGCTGCGCCCGCCGCCGCCGCGCAACCGCCGGGTACAGCCGCCGCCGGCATGCCGATGCAGGCCAATTACACCATCACCATCCACGCCAATGGCATCGAGGCGCAGGACATTGCCGAGAAGGTCCGCGAAGCGATTGAGCAGATCGAGCGCGATCGGCGTGGGCGCGGCATGGGCGACGATTAAGGGAGCATGACATGCATTTGATGGCGCTCGGCATGTTCCTCTTTGAAATCGGGAGCCTGCCCTATGATGAGATGCAGCGGAAAACGGACTGGCAACATGCCCGCTCGCCCCGCGTCGGGGCGCGGGACGCCACGCAATATGTCGGCCCCGGCGAAGAAACGATCAGCCTGTCAGGCGCGGTCTATGATGAAATTGCAGACGGGCGCGTTTCGCTCGATGACCTGCGCACCATGGCGGACGATGGCGAGGCCCTGCCCTTGGTCGATGGCAGCGGCACCGTCTATGGCAATTTCGTCATCACCGCGATCGATGAACGGCACGCCTTCCTCATGTCCGATGGCCGCGCGCGGCGCATCGACTTCGGCATAGACCTGCTGCGCGTCGATGATCCCGCGCGCAGCAACAATGTCTGGTGGGCGGCATGAGCGAGGCGATCAGCAATATCGCGGATTGGCGCGTCACGATGGATGGCAAAGACCTGTCCGATCGGCTGCGCCCCCGTCTCGTGTCCCTCTCTCTGTCCGAAAAGCGCGGCGATGAGGCCGATCAGTTGGACATCGTGCTGAACGACACCGACGGCATGTTGGGGATCCCGAAGGAAGGCGCCATGCTTTCCGTCCAGCTTGGCTGGAAACAGGGGCGTGACGTCACCGCTGGTCTGATCGACAAGGGCAGTTTTAAGGTGGACGACGTCTCGCACAGCGGCCCGCCCGATCAGATCACGATCAAGGCGCGCGCGGCCGACTTCACCAGCCAGATCCGCAACCGCCGGGAACAGAGCTGGAAGAACACGACGCTGGGCGCGGTGCTGAAAGACGTTGCCGGCCGCAATGGCCTGAAACTGAAAATCGCGCCGGATCTGTCCGCGATCGCCCTGCCCTCGATCAGCCTGAGCCGGGAAAGCGAGATAGCCTTTCTGCGCCGCCTCGGGCGCGAGAATGATGCGGTAGCGACCATCAAAGACGGGCATCTTGTCTTCGCGCGGAAAGGCGCCGGGACGGCCACCAGCGGCAGGGCAATGCCGACCCTCACGATCCACCGCACCGATGGAGACCGTCACAACTGGCAGCGGCAGAAGCGGGACGGTCAGGAAGGCGTCACGGCCAGTTGGCACGACAGGAAGGGCGCGGCCCGGAAAACCATCACCGTGGGCAAGGAAGACGGCGCAAAGAAGCTGCGCAAGATCTATCCCGATGAAGCATCGGCAAAGCGCGCCGCGATAGCGGAACGGGACCGGATCAAGCGCGCGCCGGCCACCCTGGACATGAAGCTGGCGCTGGGCCGCGCCGATGCCATCCCCGAAGCCCGCGTAACCGTCAGCGGCTATAAGGATGAGATCGACGCGACCATATGGCTGATTGCGGAAGTGACGCACCGGCTCGACAAGTCGGGCGGGTTCGTCACCGATATCAGAATGGAAACTGCACCAGCCTCTTAAGCGGCAGCTCTGTATTGCGGGCGATTTACCTGACGACCCCTCGCTGAATCCGGCACCCGCAGACCTTTTGAGGCAATGAGCAATTCCGTGCCAGTCCGCTTCTCCTGAAGTGAATAGTTGATATCGAAGCAGAATTGGCGACGCCCTCGATACAAATCTCTGATCTGAGAGACATCATCATAGGTGACGATCCAAGGCGAATTCAATTCAAGTACATTTCCTGCGAGAATAGCATGATCTTCTGGTTTATAAAAACTCGTATAGAGTCCAGGCCCTTTTTTAAAATAGGGTGGATCAATAAATAAAAGTGAATTTTTTGGTAAATTTGAGCAGTCACGAAGAAATTCGACCGCATCCTGATTTGTCAGATGAATTCTATCTTTATATCTCGCAACTCTTCGCATTCGTTTAACCAGATCATCAACGTTATATCGGCAGTCGATCTTATAGTTTCCCGTCTGATCCAAGCCTCCAATAACGCCGCCACCTTTGATAATACCAGATCGGTTCGTGCGGTTTAGGAAAAATGCGGAAAAACCTAACTCCAGCGGGTTTTCCGCATTTGCGTCACGGTTGATGTCACGCTGGCACATCCACTCTTCAATGGTGACAGGAGTCTCCCGAACCTTGGCGACCAGCGCCTCTGTGTCGTTGAGAACGGAGTGCCAGAATGACCAAATTGCAGGGTCGAGGTCATTGATGTGGATTTCCGCCACCAACCCACTGTACAGAAGAGAAAGAGCGAGACCGCATCCTCCGGCGAATGGTTCAGCGTAGTGACCGCGCTCCAATCCATTTAAGCGCATGATGTTGGAGGTTAAGTCCATCATGCATGATTTACCGCCTGGATAACGAAGTGGTGAAGCTGTGCGCATAACTCTGAAGCCTTAGAAACCCTTGCGTATCGGCGCTTTCTAACGAGGTAGTTCATTCTCGGCCAGTTTTTTCTATCCAGCTGATCCAGCCTCTTCGATCAACTTGATGATGACCTCTTTCAGCGTCAGCATGTCGTTGTTCAACTGGTCTCCATTAAACGCCGCCGATACTTTGTGGTGCTTCGTCAGATTGCCATAATCTCTGGTACGCTCAATGGATGCACGCACGGCTTTCTGGTCTTCGCCCTTGATCCCAAAGTCATTAAGGCGTTGCTTGCTGAGATAAGAGTCTAAGGCGATGCCATCTGTCCGACCGGCACAACCGGTCATCGTTTCAAAGAATGCCCACACTCCAATTGAAATGACGGGAGTGTGCTGCTCAAGTTCCAATGCGCAAATCGAGTAATAGAGGCTTTCGAGTTTTTCATTTCCCAGCCCCCGCAGGGCCAGGTTGATTTCCTCGTCATACTGAACGTGCCTTGCCCTTTGGGGTTTCTTGGGCTTGCGTTGCACTCGCTTTTTGCCGCCCTCGCTATTTCCGCCTTGCCCCGGTCCTACGATCGGTTCTGGCTCGATGCGTGCGGTGGTCACGTTAGGTAAATTGGCGAGGCCTCTCACATATTTGATTATATCCGGCTTGTTCTTTCGCGAAGTAACCTCTTCACCATTGACTAGGTCGCGCATAAAGCGCCGCACCATTACGTCAAACTCAGCTTTCGGACGTGTCCGGCACAGTTCATCCGGATTGCTACGATCCAACCCAAAGATTTCCTGCGAAACTTCGGGATTCAAAAAGCGCTGGGCTGTTGTCAATTTGCCCTGGCGCTCTTCCTTAGTGATCATGCCTTCGGCCTCAGCATAATCAAGAAGTGCCTGAGCAAGGCGATTTTTTGCGCTGCCCGAAAACCGCTGCTTCTGGTCGGCGTCCCAGGTCTTCCGTCCGACACCACCTTGAGCGCCACTATGGGTTCGATCAAGCCATATGCGAAGTGTTTCCAGCTCGTTGAACACAACAGCAGCCACAGTTTTGATTGGAGCCCAACCTTCAGAGAGCTTCTCAAAGGTTTTCCGGAATTTCGGTGGAGCAAGCTCAGGATCTGCGAGCAGCTTGAGCGCACAAACACGACGATTTCCTTCAGCAACCCAATAAGTGGAATCACCAGCACGCGTTTTGCCAATAGGTGTCATAGCAAAGCGTTCGAGCGGACTCAGTCCGTGGCGGACGATATCCCTCGCAAGAGGTACTACGTCTTCCTTCGTTACGAGGCGTTCGATTGCCTCGCTTTCTGTTTCAACGGGTTCGTGCCGGGGATTGTCCAGCGCAAGGAATACCCGCCCGATCGGCACGTCATCGACATACTCAAATGCTGATGCAGGTTTGCTCGCCGCTCTAGAGCATAATCCGATCTGACAGAATCGTGGTGATTTCCTTGAGCCAAGAAATCTGATTCAACATGCGAGCTGGACGAGGAGGCCAGCCTGGCATGACAAAGTCGATCTCGGAGGATTTACGT